TCTGGCGAGTTTGATCCCAAACTGGAAGAAGCGATCAACACAGTGTTCGAGGAAGAGGAAGACCTGGACGAATCATACGACGACGGCTACAGCGAGGACTAATGATCAACTGGTACAGTGAGGTAAGCAGAAGTTTGGCGAAGATACCTGATTGCGTAGCATACTTTGACAAGGAACTGCTTGAGGCCAGGAAGCAATGCAAGATATATGGCAACCTAGAACGAGCGGCCGCGGCACTACCCGGCATAGTGGAGGAGAGGTTCAGCCAACTACAGCAGTTGGAGGCCATACTGGAATACCTAAACATAGAACTGAGAAGACTGAGATCGAAAACATTCAGGAAGTTCCTAGAGAACTACAACAGGGCACTTTCAAGCAGAGACGCCGAGAAGTACGTGGACGGTGAGGATGACGTAGTCGACCTGACCAAGATAGTGAACGACTTCGCACTGCTGAGGAACCAATGGCTGGGCATCACCAAAGGACTGGATCAGAAACAATGGCAGATAACCAACATCGTGAAACTGAGGGTAGCGGGAATGGAAGATGCCGACATCAAATAACAGGATTATACTCACGGACGTCGACGGCGTGTTGCTAGAATGGGAACACCATTTCACCAAATGGGTATTACAGAAATCATATTTCGACGAGTACGGCAACCGATACTATCCACACAAACTACTGCCCAACAAACAGAATGAATACGAGATGGCAGAAAGGTTTGGAGTTACCAAAGACGAGATTAGAAAACTTATACGAGAGTTCAACAGGAGTGCCTGGATGGGCACACAGAGACCCATGTTGGGATCACAGACCTGGGTCAAATTGTTGTCCGCGGAAGGATGGACATTCATACCCATAACATCACAGACGTCAGACATACCAGCACAGCAGTTGCGTAAGCGGAGACTGGGAGAACTGTTTGGTGATCACGTGTTCACAAATTACCATATCCTGGGCACGGGTGCTGACAAAGATTCAGCATTAGCCGAATTCCACGATACCGGACTGTATTGGGTCGAGGACAAGCCAAACAACGCTGTAGCCGGGCTCAAATACGGTTTAAAGCCCATATTAATAGACCACCCATATAACAGAGACTTCGAACACCCAGACGTCATACGAGTAAATAATTGGCAGGAAATACACAGATTACTATCAGGAAGATCATGAAGGTTTACGTAGGTTGGGACAGCAGGGAGGACATAGCATACCAAGTGTGCGAGCACTCGATCAAGCGTAGGGATCCTAACGCAGAAGTACATCCACTCAAACAGAACGAGATGCGGGAACAGGGCATCTACACCCGAGACGTGGACAAACTGGCATCAACCGAATTCACTTTCACTAGATTCTTCGTGCCTTACCTAAATGATTTCAAAGGATGGGCGGTGTTCTGTGACTGTGACTTCGTGTGGAAAGTACCCGCGAAAGAACTGGAACAGTACTGCGATGATTCCAAGGCGGTGGTGTGCGTACAGCACGACTACACACCCGAGGATGGATCAATCAAGATGGATGGACAGATACAGACTGCTTATCCCAGGAAGAACTGGAGTAGCATGGTTTTGTGGAACTGTGCCCACGAGAAAAACAAGATACTAACACCCGAATTCCTAAACAAGCAGACACCAAAGTTCCTACACAGGTTCTCGTGGTTGGAGGACTCAGAGATAGGATCACTGCCACACGCTTACAACTGGCTGGTGGGATGGTACAAGGAACCAAAAGACGGTTCGCCAAAGATACTACACTACACAGAGGGTGGTCCATGGTTCGACGGCTACCGAGATTGTGAGTACGCCGATGATTGGAAGAAGGAAGTGATCAATCTATTCTCAGCATAATGAATTGGGAAAAATTAAAACCGCAACACTACTTTAAAGAACCTGTAGAACACATCTATTCATCCACTATTTTTGATATCAAAGAATACGATAGATTATATGAAAACCAGAACAACTTTTCACACCAAGTATGGCAAGATTTTGATTTGAAATACAAAACCGGTTTCCAATTTTGCGATGATCTCAGAGATATTAATAAGGACAAGGAAATCATATGTCTTTGGTTTTTTAAAGATAGGAATGATAGAAGTGCAGGAGAAGATATTGAACTTCATGGAAAGCGACTAACCTATTTTCAAAACACATTTTTGATAACCGAATCTAAAGATATAAAAATACTGGAAAAAAAAGACGAGTACATACGAAGACCATTAGTACAACTGGATTTAAAAAAAGATACCTGGAAAAATCTTTTAAAGAGATTTCAATAATATATCTTATCTACTTGATTTACTCCGTCGTGTGTATCAATAATTTTGTTGTTTTTAAATCCCAGATCTAACATATAATCGTCCATTTCAGACTCGTTGGGTATTTGAGGGAAATTTTTATCCTTGTATAAATTCACTTCCTGTATGATGTATTTTGCACGTTTGAATATGTCAGGAGCACCTTCCATGATCATGATTTCCGCACCTTGTACATCCTGTTTGATTAGATCAAACTCGGCCTCACGCCCGACTAACTCGTACAATGTCTGCATCTGCCTTATTTCATAATCTTTAAATATGCCAAATATAGTAGATCCTTTTGTGTATGTAATTTTTTTCCTATTGCCTTTGTTAATTTCTCTCAAGTACATTTTAATCTCTTTGTTTGAATCTCCTAACACTGCTATGTGACATTTGGAAGTTATCTGTTTCAATGCTTTTTCGTGTTTGTATCCTGCTTCTATGCATGTGTACTCTGCTTCTGGCCATATTACTTTAACATTTTTTGTCCAGAAACCATTCCATGCTCCAATGTCTAATATCTTTTTAGGAGTAAAGTTTTGTTTTTCTTTCAGCTCTCGTAGATAATCGTACATCATGCTTTATAATAGACTATGTCAGGCCATGTTTTGATTAGAATCTTATATCCCAGATCTTTTAAATGTTTTTCTATCTCTAAATTACTACTACCATACCTCTTACTATTGTTGTTTAGTTCAATCATGATATATTTTACTTTTTCTAATTTCCTAGAAGCACCTTTTAACACTTCCATTTCAAGACCTTCAACATCTATCTTGAGCATGTCTATGTCGTCAATTTCTAGGGAATCTAATTTTGAAATTTTCGTGTCTCCTTCTTGTAACAAAACTCTAGTATTCTGCGTCGCGGATTCCTTCGATAAGGAAATGTAGCCATCATCATTTCCTATCGCTTGATTGTAGATCCGTACATGATTGTAAGATGCTATATTTCGTTGTAGGCATTCGTAGTGTATCTTGTTTGGCTCAAAACAGTAAATGTTTGTAGCGAATCCTTGCATAGTCATGGCCCATGTTCCACACCATGCACCTATGTCCACTATCTTTGTAAATTTTTTATCTTGTGATTGACACCACTCAACAAACTGAGTTAAACACTTGTCCTGCACGAAGGGAGATCCTTTCGCGCGCCATTCGTCTATCTGGGCATCAGTAGATGGTACCCATATTCCGTTTTTAAGTTTTTCTATATTCATATTGAATCCTTGTAGTACCGAGACAGAAAATCAAAATCGTCTTTATAAATTTTTTGAATACGTTCTTTTTGACTAGCAGTCAACAATGAGGTACGATTCTGTCCTTGTCTTATCAATTGTTTTGAACTGGTTTCACCTGTTCCAAAAGTTTTGAAATCTCTTTGTGGTAGATAAGAATTTTCCAATAGATCCTCGAAACGATAGATAATATCAAACTTGGCATTTTCTTCGCATAACCAATGTGTCTGTGGTAGATAGTTCACTCTGATGGCACCACTCTCATATTCATCCAACATGTCGTCTATTGTTTTCCAGCCATGCTTTAGGGCGGTACCTTTGACTTTGCTGAACCATACCCAACTGCTGGCTATCCTATCCATGGGTTCTCTCACCGTTGTGACTATTCTAAAATCATTATAATCAAATTTCATACCATCTAGTTTTCTCAAGATGCCCGATAATTTACCATGTCGTCCCAAACCATTATTTTTTATGTAGGTATCTGATCTATCAGCATATGGCCAGTTATACGAAAACCAACTGCCACCTGTGCGTGGAATGTGTACGTATAACATTTTTTCTTTGTTGTTAAGTTGCACGACTATTCCCTCACCATTAGATAATCATGTTTTACAAAAGGGTCTATGCCCTTACAGGTATATCCCCATTCTTGTAGTAATTCTACAGAATACAAATTGCCCTTGTTCTGTTCTACCAAAATTACCGGACTATATTTTTTAATAGTATTTTCACTTCCTTTGATTGCTCTAAGTTCATATCCTTCGATATCATACTTTATGAATCCAACATTCTCATATGCAAAACTGTCTATTGTACAAATAGGTACTTTGATCGATCCATTATCTTTGATCCTTCCCACCCTGTTGTTGGTTGTAAAAGAATGTCCATTCTTTTCACCGATGCCGCAAACAGTGTATGTAAATTTCTTCATGTCTTTCACATTTCTAGCGAACTCTTTTGTTTTGTCACGGAAATCAAAAGCAAATATATGCTTGAAATCATCCTCCATCTGTGCAGAAAATCCGCCCTCCCTACACCCAACGTCTATCCCGATGGTATCCTTTACTATGTAAGGTCTGACCATGTCATAGGTTCCTCTCCAGGTTCTAAGGTGTTCTTCGTCCATTATAAATTGTTCTTCATGCTCTGTAATTATCTTACAAAAGTCCCTTGTCCATCAGTATCTCCACAGCGGTGCCGTTGGCAAACTCGTCTGGAGTGAACTGCTGGTAGGCCAGGCTGTACAACCATGGTTCTGGACCGCCGTAGTAGGGATTCTCTATGTCTGACAACTCCGTGCCGGCCACCGCTGTTGCGAAACTCTTCTCATGACAGAACACCGGGACACCTTCGCACATGGCTTCTACCGCGGCAATCGAACAACTGGTCACAACACACCAAGCCTCCTTGAGGTCCTCGGATAGGGGTACCTTGGCCTCGCTCGGTCCTGATGTACCCCTGCCCCTAGGCTTGTGTCGAAGTCGGATGGGTCTATCTGTGTATCTCTTGATCTGTTCTACGACGTCATTAGTCCAGTTAGGTTCATCTATGTATGCGTTCATACCCGCTGAGCTGGGACACACCAACACATACTTGCCGGCGAATGACGGTGCCTTGATCTTGATGCCAAACTTCTCAAATCTATCTGGCTTGCAGTCTTTGATGTAAGGAACGTGTATAGAATTCTTACAGATGCGCCAGTAGTGGTTGTCTGGCTTTAGGTTGCTGTTGTCAAATCTTCCAAAGTATGGAGTGTCTGTGAACCAGTACTGATGGTTCCGGGCTTCTAACTTCTTGACCATCTCCCTGTTGTTGCCAACGAATCCCCAGAACATGCTGTTGCTGACTGGATCTGTTTCTACAGCATTATCTAACTTTGTGATCTGATCGGGCCATGATTTCTCCACGCCGTTGAACACTTCCCATGCTTTACTGTTTTTATTATTAAATGGTGCGTAGATCGTTAGCATCTATAAAATCCTTTAATTGAGTTGCCCATTCTTTGTGTCCTTCAGCGTTAGGGTGAGGATCTCCTGGTTTACAATGTTGATTATTTTTAACCGTGTAATCAAAATGACTTGTCTCTGGACGAAAAAATCTTTTCTTTTTTATGGTATCAAATAATAATTTAACGTCAGGGTTCGTAATTGTGGCATCGGATAAAGTGTTGTAAAACACGTAAGGATATTTCTTGTTCTCAAAATAGTCCTGCAGATCTAAGAGTCCTAGGATAGATTCTACCTGGGTCATTTGTTCTAGGTCAGCGCCTGTTGTGAACAAATATTTTATAAAAGCCTGTGTTTGATTGTTTCTATTTGGATCCCATGTCTTCCACGTGGTGGCCATCGATGGAAATTTATGTGCTTTGTATCCGTCATTGGTGGGATAGTCAAATCTATTACCGCCACTAGATCCTATCAGGAAAAAACAATCTGAGGCTTTTTCCGGAAACTTTTCGCACCATGCCCTTGTGGTCCACATCAGTCTCTTGGATCCCCTTCCGCCGTTGGCAAGGTTCACTTCTATGTCTAGGTCCATGAGTTTGGCAAGTTCAATACCACAATGAGTCCATACATTATCACGTGGACGCATAGTGAGAAACGAGCAACCGTTTATGAACATCTTGGAAACAGCCATACGATAATTATATACTAGTTATTTTATTATGCCAACGGTTAAGAACATCGATTCTATAAAATATTTCATCGATAGGTTCGCCATGATTGACAGTGGCTATGAGTACTCGGTTAATTACCACGAGAGTGTGGATACAAACTTCAAATCGTTGCCCACTTTCATGGCAGAATTCTTTGACTGTAGAGTACACAGTTGCCCGCTGTTGCTGACCAATGAGGATCACTTGATAACCAATCATGTGTGGAACCTCACACACAAGAGCAGGAACAAACCAGATAATACACACGGACTGTGGAAGAAATGGGGTGACCATGTGGAGATCGACCTACCTCCCGTGACCAAGCAGTTCAACGAGACCTACACCTACGTGTGGTTACCCATAGACGAGGACAGCGCCAACAACCCATGGCACATATGGATGGACGTGATATCCAAGTTCCGATTGATCGAGAAGAGATGGTCCACCAACTTCGCCAAGTACGTGTTCATACTATCAAATCCCAGCAATTATTTTGATAAGGTGGCAAAGGAGTTTTTCTCAGAAATGAAGTACATGGTGATGCCAAAGAACGAGACCTGGCAATTCAAACACCTGATCGTGCCCAGCCTCAGCAATCACAACGACGGAGTGACAACACCTCACCTGGCACCGTGGCTCAGGGTAATGAAGAACATACTGAAAGTCGGATCCGAAAGAAAGAGAAAGATCTTTGTGTCACGTGAGGACGCCAAAACCAGGAAACTGGTAAACGCTGAAAAACTGTTGATGGCTCTCAAAGGATGGGAGACCGTGACGCTGGAAAATCTACCAATCGAAGAACAGGTAAGGTGTTTCTCAGAGGCATCTCACGTGGTGTCAACACACGGTGCTGGACTGACCAACCTACTATGGTGCGAACCTGGAACAAAAGTGATCGAGATACAAGATCCAAACATGATAAAAAAGAAAGTGTATCCTGTGTTGTCATATCAACTGGGATTAGACCACGAACTGTATCTAGCAAAGATCATACCTATAAAAATACAAGGAGCAAAACCAAAGGGTGTGAAAAGATTGAATGATCTAATTAATTTTGAAGTGGATATCGTAGATTTTATCAAACATCTAGATTAATATAAACAAAAACTAATTTAGAAAAATACACCATAGGTTTAAAGTTATATAATTATAGTAAATGAAAAAAATTGCTTTCGTAACAGGAATGACCGGACAGGACGGTCCTTATCTTGCAAAACATCTTTTATCACATGACTATAAGGTGTATGGGTTGGTAAAAAGATACAGCAACCCAAACCTTTCGAATCTTACATACCTAGGCATCGAAAACGATGTAGAACTGGTGACGGGAGATATCACAGACGATGCGAACATGAACCATTTGATTAGGTCTATTCGCCCGAACGAATTCTATAACCTAGCGGCACAAAGTTTTGTTGGTGCGAGCTGGGATCTCAACAAACAGACCACAGAAGTAAATGCAGTGGGTGTGTTGAACATACTGAATGCGATCGTGAGTCAAAATCCTACCACAAGGTTCTATCAGGCAAGTACAAGTGAACTTTATGGTAATGCCAATGTCAACGGGTTACAGGATGAGAATACTCCATTCCATCCACGTTCACCGTATGGCGTATCTAAACTATATGCATACTGGATGACAGTGAACTTCAGAGAGAGTTACAGTATACATGCTTCGAATGGTATATTGTTTAATCACGAATCTCCTATAAGAGGTAAGGAATTCGTAACAAGAAAAATAACCGACGGGGTGGCTAAAATTAAATTGGGTCTTGCTAAAAAATTAACACTAGGTAACCTGGACGCCAAAAGAGACTGGGGATTCGCTGGAGATTTCGTCGAGGCCATGTACACCATGGTGCAACAAAAAGATCCAGGTGATTATGTTATTTGTACAGGAGTACAGCACTCGATAAGAGAATTACTAACACATGCTTTTGCCACAGTAGGTATTGAAAACTGGGAGCAATATGTAGAATCGGATCCTCGTTTCAAACGTCCAGCGGAAGTACATGCCTTACACGGATCTTACAACAAAGCCAAAGAAAAACTGGGCTGGGAACCAAAAACCTCATTCAAAGACATGATTGCCTTGATGGTCAACGAGGACATCAAACGACTGTCAAATGATTTACGTTAGTTCAACTAATAGACAACTCACAGAAAAATATGTTGATTGGGCCTCGCAAGGCTTACCCAATTCCAAAAAACTACAACCTTTAGAAATTATTGCTAAAACTGATTGCACCAAAATAGTTGTATTTGGCGTGCTAAGGGGAACACATTTGGTATACAGATGGGCGGAAAAAAACAAAATCGATTTCTATTACATAGACAGGCCATACTGGGGCGAGACGAGAAACATGCCCTACTATGTGAAAATTGTGAAAAATAATCATTTAAAAAATTGGTTCGAAGAACGACCCAGTGATAGGTTTGAAAAAAGTTTTCCATGGCCGATCAAACCATGGAAGAAAGACGGAAAAAATATTGTGGTGTGCCCGCCCTCGAACGCCATGAAGGAATTTTTCGGAGTACATGATTGGTTAGATAACACAATGAAGACCTTGCGAGCCAACACAGACAGACCGATCATAGTAAAAAACAAAGGGTACAATCCCATAATAGGTCGTGATAAAAATGGTGGTTACGTCGTCACAGGAAAAGATAACATACCTCCCAGCCCACCTATTGACTGGGATGATACCTACGCCGTGGTAACCTATAATTCAAACATCAGTCTAGAAGCAACGACGAGGGGAATTCCATGCTTTACAGATGTACATAATGCGTGTGCTCCCATATCGGAAACTGATTTTTCAAAGATCGAAACACCTAAATACCTTGATAGAGAACCGTTATACTACTCGATGGCATATGGACAATTCACAGCAGAAGAGATGCGAAACGGTTATGCGTGGAGAGTATTAGATGGACGTTGAAATATTTAGAAGGACAGTAAAGGATCGTAGACGTGGTGCCAGTTGGGACCTACTTCAACACATGGCAGAAGGTATACGAGCCGTTGGTGACAATCCCATAATGGTCAACGAAAATATGACCGGAGACTGGCAACCCAACGAGATGGAGCCCACAACACCCATTGGTTGTATGTTTGGCTATGGGGGCACCAATCAAATGCATCACACCAAAGGACGTAGACGAGACCTAGTGGAACGTGCAATGAAAAAAGGAATCAAGATAATAACGTTTGATGGTGGATTACTTTCTAGTTTTGGCAATGTACACGGACCTAAACACCATTGGCGGGTTTCATTGTTTTCACCCATGAACAACGGCGACTTCTTGTCAGACAACAGTCCGCCGGATAGATGGGAGGCCGCTAAGGCTAGATGGAATATTAAAAATGAACCATGGCGCAAGTCCAACCAGGACGATCCAATTATGTTTGTTCTACAACCCAGGGACAACTGGAGCATGAACGAGCTCGACCCAATAGAGTGGTTCCATGGAGTGTATGAAAAATTAAGGCCTGCAACAGATAGAAAATTTATCGTGAGGCCCCATCCTAATCATGTTGTTCACATAGAAAACAGAATGAAAGAGTTTCCAGAGGACGTTGAGGTCGTGATAGGACAAAAATATTTTAATGGAGACGAGAAAAAATACTACAGATTCAATTACCAAGAAGCAATATCTAATTGTCACGCTGTTGTCACACACAATTCAACTGCTGGTGTAGATTCATGTGTCCGTGGAATTCCCACCTTCAACACTTCAGACCTCGCACTTAGTTGGCCAGTAGCAAACAAAGATCTAAACAATATCGAAACCCCCGAATATCCAGATAGGACTCAATGGCTCCACGACCTTGGATACAAATTATGGAGCGAAAAAGAAATAAGAGATGGCACAGTGTTTAAAAGATTCAAAGATAAGTTAGGAATGTAATGTGTGGCATCTACGGCATAACTGAACACAATCCAACATTTATCAAACAATTTATAGATATTTGTAAGCACAGGGGACCAGACGGTTCGAGTATCTGGCACAACGAAAAAGTGACCTTGGGTCATAACTTGTTGAGCATAATGGGTGAACCAGGCAATGCAACACAGCCGTGGACGACGCCCAAAGGAAACAAACTGGTTTACAATGGAGAAATCTTCAACTATTACGAACTGAAAGAGAAGTACAAAGAGTTTGTGGACACCACAGGGTGCGACACTGAACTACTCGCTTGGGGACTAGACAAGTTTGGCATATCATTTATTGATGAAATGGATTCCATGCATGGCTTTGCCTACTATGAACTCGATAAGAGCACACTCACATTGAGCAGAGATCATGCAGGTGTAAAACCTGTTTACTACGCAGAAATCAAGGAAGGATTGGTGTTTGGTTCTGAGATCAAAGGAATGATCGATAAAGTTCCTGGTAGCAGGAAGCAGGACAAACTTGCGGTGGGGTGCATGACCACCACGGGTATAAATCCTTTACGTAACACCTTTTTCACTGGAATAAAAAAACTACTTGCAGGTGAAACCATTGTCTATGACATAGCAAACAAAAAAATCACAAACACAAAAAGAGTATTGATAAAACCCAATTCGAATAAAAAATTCAATCCTGAAGAATTCAGAACAATAGTCAGAAAATCTATAAAAATGTCCAGCATTGGAAGAAGGAAAATTGGTGTGTTCTTGAGCGGGGGTCTGGATTCGAGTCTGGTGGCATACGAACTTAAAAATGTTCTAAGTGAGGCAAACACTTTTACAAACAGGATGGAACCAAACTACATTCATCCAAAGGACGGTGATCACAACGAAGATGCCAACTGTGCCAAGGTGTTGGCCACGGCGAACAATTTCAATCACACCGAAGTGATCATAACCCCCGAGATAGCAAAACAGTACTGGGACGATTCCATATATTACATAGAACAACCTGTTTACAATCCAAGTCTCTCGATGTACTGTTACACTAATAAAATTTTACACGACAACGGCATAGTGGTCACGATGGCCGGGGACATGGGTGATGAAGTGTTGGGCGGTTATCCAAAATACTGGAAACTGAGGAAGGATGAGCTCAGCAGTTGGGTTGACATTATAGATAAATGGATCAACAGGATAAAAAGACCAATCAAAGTATACGACAAAACAGTGTTACGAGATGAACTACTTAAATGTTATCCTGACGATTTATGGAATCCAGAGGACCCCATAGGTTCCTACATGGCCCTCGATTGTGTTGCACAGGTCCCTGAAGAATTTTTTATGAGGAACGACAAGTACGGAATGGCCTATAGCATGGAAGGACGGTTTCCATTGGCAACAAAAACATTCATGCAGTACTGCATGGATATTCACAGCGACGAGAAGATCGGGGAAACAAAAAACGATACAAAACTTTTGACCAAAATTGCGTACAAAGGATTGTTACCAGATGTAATCATAAACAAAATGAAAACAGGGTGGACTGTACCACTACAGCACTGGTGGAATAAATCTGGTAAGGCAAGTATACCAACAATGATTGTGAGTGATTGGATTAAAAAATACAACATGATCGATTAGATTAAATACCGCTAGAATGAAAATAAAAGTCATAACATCCTACAAACCGGGCACATGGAATGCTTATGCCAAACGTGCGGTGGATAGTGTACTAAAATATTGGCCCGATGACATCGCTGTTGCTGTGTATCATGAAGACCAACCACAAGATGTATTTGAACACCCTAGGGTGGAATGGTATGATGCTCACGTGGTGCAACCTGAACTACTCAAATTCAAGAACAAACACAAAGATGATCCAGTGGCTAATGGCGAACTACAAGAGATACCGGGAGGTGTGAGACGGCCTGCTGAACTTCAGAAAAAAGGAGGACTTGATAAAAATAAAGGATCGTTCTTATGGAATGCAGTGCGTTTTTCAAATAAGGTTTTTTGCGTCACCCATGCATTGAAAAACTCCAACAGATACGACTACGTTGTTTGGCTAGATGCCGATACCTATACATTCAGACCTATGCCAAAAAGTTTTTTAGAAAACTTACTGCCCAAAGACACCATGATAACATATCTAGGACGCGAAAATCCAAACCTCAAAGACGGCGGCAAGTATCCTGAGTGTGGATTTGTTGGCTACAACATGAATAATCCCGAAATACAAAATCTCTGTAATGATTGGGAAAAAATGTATATAACGGATGATATGTTTAAATTACTCGAATGGACAGATTGTGCTACATTATGGTACCTCGCAAAGAAATACCAAAGAGAGAAAAACATAAAGATAAACGATATCGGCTACTGGAAAGGTGTGAAAGGACATCATGTTTTCATCAACAGCGAACTAGGATTATACATGGATCACATGAAAGGCGATCGTAAAGAAGCAGGAAAGAGCAGACGCAATGACTTTAGACCACAATCTTTGGAAGCCATAAAAGATCTACACAATCTAGACTATTGGAAAAAAGTTTAATGAGAATAGAAATATGGCCTCAGCACGGACCACTCAACAGTAAGCCCATCTTTGACGCCTTCATAAGAAGCCTACAGAATGCGGGAGAACAGTTGTACATCAATAAGAGTGCGGACAACGCCGACGTGGCAGTTATCTGGAGTGTGCTATGGCGTGGAAGGATGGAACAGTATAAGAAGATCTGGGATCGCTACAGGTCACAGGGCAAGCCGGTCGTAGTGTTGGAAGTGGGGGGACTGCGCAGGAACAAGAGCTTCAAGGTTGGTATCAACGGGATCAATCGCGATGCGGACTTCGCCAACCAGGAGTTTGACGACCAACGTTGGCCGTTATTTGAACATGAACTTAGACCGTGGAATCCCACTGGAGAACTCATAGTGATATGCGGACAGCACGATACCTCTGAGCAATGGAAAGGACTACCTAGGATGTCCACGTGGATAGAACAACAGATCAAAGAGATTCGTAAGTACACCACAAGACCTATTCTAGTCAGACCCCATCCTAGAAATCAAATCAACTTTGATGAGACAAAATTTAAGAACATAAAAATTCGTATGCCCAAAAGAGATTTTCGTACATATGACGACACGGACTTCAAAGCCACTCTGGAAAGGACATGGGCTGTGGTGAATCACAGTTCCAACCCGGCCATGGAAGCGGTCATAAGGGGCATACCGGTGTTCGTGTCCGAATCTAGCCTATGTCATGATGTCGGCAACATCAAACTATCTGACATCAACACACCTGCCATGCCCAACAGATTCACCTGGGCCAACCAGCTGGCCTACACGGAATGGTTCGAGGACGAGATCGAGCAAGGACTTCCTTGGGCGAGGATAAAGAAGAGGCTGAAGGAGAAATACCTGTAATGCAGAAGATCAACATAGGACAACGCAACATCATCGAACCCATAAAATGGACACCCTACACGGGTGAGACCGTCGTGGTCAACACAGTGATAAGGCAAGGCAAGAAAATAAAGGAAACCGCATTCTACGAGGACAAGGTCAAGGCTGTGCCTAGGGGTAACGCCTACTGTATCGGTAACGGACCTTCACGAAAGGGTTTTGATCTAGAAAAATTAAAGGCATCAGGACAGACCTACGGGTGTAATGCTCTGTATAGAGACTTCATGCCCGACTTTATATTCAGTGTTGACACAAAGATAACTGTGAAGATGTGCGAGGACCAAGTGGGACTAAAGACTGTTCACTACGCACCAGCGCTGGAAGTGAATAGGAAACAGAACAAAGGCATGCTACATCTGATACCACACAATCCTCATTGGATTTCAGGCAATGCCGCATTCTGGACGGCCGGGGTACACGGACACAGGAACATCTATCTGATAGGCTATGACTTCCGAGAGTATGGCGAGGGAGAACTGAACAACATCTACCAAGACACCGATTGCTATGGTGAACGGAATGGTGATACAATATTTGAGGGTTGGCTGAAGACTTTCCGAGACATGCTGAAGATGAGACCTTACGTGAACTACATCGTGGTACACGACGATCCCCCAAGTTTCCTACACAATCTACAGACTGGTACAGATCTAAGCAACAGTAGGGTGATCAGTTATAAGGAATTTAACGATACAGTCTTAGACCAGCATTCTCAAAACGCTGTCTAAAAGCATAGAAGTTTTGATTGTGATTAGAGAACGGGTCTTTCAGCACACTCATCTGGTATAAGTGCACCATCTCGTGTGCCAGCGTCTCTATGAAATCCTTCCAGGTCGGAAACTTCTCGTGCAGTTGGATGTAATATTCTAAAGGCACGTGATATGGTATCTTGCGTTGGTCAAACTTACCCTTAGGTGTTTTCCTGTTATCCCAGTTCACAACACATCGGCCCCAATCGCCTACTAAGCGTTTCACTTCTATGTGAACCCTGCCAAGTTTACCGCCAAACAGCATAACATTTAACTTAGAAAACCAGTGTGCGGAGGCCAATGCTGTGGGCCTATACCCTTGTATATTATCACTCATAGCGAGTTTATTCTCAAACTGTCTTTTGAGCTGTTTCTTTTTGCTGTGTGCCCTCTTTTCCATGGTTGACCTTATTACCAATTGTGCTATAATATACTAATAATTATCTAAATTACCATGGACAAAATGCACACAGATTTGCCAAAAACAATTAACGAAGCACTTAAAATACTAGCATATAATGATTATTTCTGGCCAGATCACCGTACGGGCCATATCAACCCACACCCAAAAGACAGAGAGACCGTAAGATCCTTGGCCGAGTCACAGTATCCATGGACAGAGAAACAGGGTAGGTTAGCACTGGTCATCCTTAAGAGATACCTAAGCAAGTTTCAGTCCCACATGATGGACATCAGACCATTGCTAGACAATCCAGTGTATGATGACGCGTTCCGTGTGATCAGTGCAGATAAGACCATAGAGAAGTACACCGACGAGGACGGGGTGGATAAGATAGAACTACGATTCCCTTATGACAAGAAACTCATACAGTTGGTCAGATGCCTCAAGGACAACAGTGACCTACCGGCAGGCTACGCACAGTACGATGGCGAAGCCAAGAAGTGGACGTTTCTACAGTCAGACGTGACCACCTACTATCTGACCCTGATAGCGGTACGCTACGATTTTAAGTTTATCGACACAAGCCTGTTGGATCAGTACGAGGAGATACGTGACACCATAATAGGACACCGTAAACCCACAGCGAGGATGGAAGACGGCAGGATCGTCCTCGAGGACGCACCCGAGTCCTTACGAGAGTACTGGGACAAAAATCTCAAGGACCTGGATCCCCTTCAACAAGTGGACTCACTGAAAAATTTTGACATATCTACATCCGGCATTATCATACCATCGGTAACCAGTATCGCCCATAAAATAGCACACAACAATTATCATAAACTCTGGATAGACTCCAAAAGTTACGGCAAGAGAGATGTGGTGATGGGTCTGAAGGAACTGAATTGTTTCCCATTGATGATGCCCGTGAGTGGAGACATCAACTCCGTAGATGACGTGCGGGACTTCTGGGAGTGGCTTAACTCCTTCAAGGCACATGGCATCGACATACTGAATGACTGCTCTTGGGGTTTTGATGTCAGAGAACCTGTCTACATGAAGGACCAGAGGAAAGGATACAACGAGAAGCAGATGGTAATAAACAACAACAGTTCCAGAGACTTCTTTGAGAACTTGTACGAGTTACACCAGATGAGCCGACAGTTCAAACAGATTGGTGATAATACCAAGATCATATTCGTCAGGAACAGGATACCAAGGGCACTGATTAAAAGCAAACTGAAACCAAAGGCATCGTTGGTGGCTCTAGGCGGTGGTTATTACGCCACGGGCACGGACAACCTGAAAAGACTTCTTGAGAATCTCCCAAAAAAGTTGTATTATAGTGATCACCAACCCAGTAATTGGGATTGGCACGATCATGTTATAATGAAACTTTAGAATGAGCAGTTGTAAACTAGTAATCAAGGACGAAGTGAACGTGAAGTT